CGGTTTCGTAGATTTCTTTATGCTCTTCGCCGTATTTGGCATACTCCAGACCGAACAATGCATTCAGACCGGGGAGCAACTCTTTAAGTAGTTGTGCGCGTGAAATAGCCATTTTGAGTTACTCCTTATGCTACGTAGTAGCGATGAGCGCCGAAGTTGAACTTAACCAACACTTCGGGACTTTGAACCAATGCAACGGTGCCAGCAACTTGGGTCGTAACCGAAGTAACAGTCAGGGTCGTGCTACCGGTGGTAGTTACAGTCGATGCAGCACTTAGCGTAGAGCCAGTAAATTGCAGTTGACCGTTTACCAAGTTGAACACATCAGTACCAACAGGCAGATATTGTCCAACAGTCAGGCCAGATACAACAACCGAAGTTGCCGAAGGAGCGCCGCCCGACACATAAGTGGCGGAAGAGCTGATTTGGGTATCAGGAACCAGATTGAGAACACGGAAGCCGCCGCCAGAAGTCGTAGCCGAAGCTGCAACAACTGCGCCTGCACTGTTACCAGTGGAAGCAGAGCCAGTCAAAGTGTTACCAGCCATGTTTGCGCCAACCAGAATCGACGAGGCCGATCCAATGGTAGTAGCAGAAGCGCCAGTAGTTACTGCAACACGCATAACTTGGTCAGGATCATCGCCAACAATAGCAGTAATATCGCCAGCAGTTACATTGCCGGGATAATACTGTGCGTATTGACGTTGCTTGGTGGTTGGGTTGGTGTAATAGCAGCCCAAGAACACGCCAACAGTAGTGTTGGTAGTGCTAACGGGATAAGTTGCAATTACGACATAACCAGCCGATAGGGTGACTAGATCACCATAGTACAAAGCGGTTCCGTAGTTGTACTGGACAGGGAGATTCCGAGTTGATCCAGCAAACACTTGACCGCCAATCAGGTTTACGGGTTTGTAACCGTAAGCCGCATCGACAGATGGATAAGCCATTTAAGGACTCCTAAAAAAGTTAAATACCTTTACCAAAAGTAACACTTGAGCTTCGTTCTTTAAACAAAGGCATCTTTGGGTTACTTTCACGCATGAAAGTATTGTCCACCGAGTTCATTTGATTTTCCGATTGTCCTCGGAAGTAATCGTCACGTTGCTCGACAAACTCTACTGGGGATTTGCAAAGAATCAAACCGCCGGTAACGATGTTGCCCGGAAAGTCCTTGCTGGACGCCCCAAACAATCGAATCTCGGGATGGTCAGATGCTTTTACGGGCTCCCAGCCCTCCTGAAGTTTGGAATTTAAGTTAGTCGGATCATCTTTGCCTAGAGTAGCGATACGAATCCAGCGAAACGCATACCCTGCTTCCGGCTTGGGATCAGGGAGAAGCTGGGGAGGTTGCCACCGTTTCGGGCGGGCAGTAGCCTCACGATTATCAAGTTCTCTACTTTTGCGAATTTGTTCAGTCATACTTATTTCCTCATTTCTTCAGCAACCTTACGAGCATAGAGTTCCAAAGGAACACCAAGCCGCTTGGCGATATTTACCTGCGTTTGCGTGAGTACGATCTTTTTCGGCGCTGTACTACGTGAAGCTGGTGCTACAACATTTGATTTTTGTCGCTGAGATGTTTTCGCATCAGCGGGTTCCTCTGCAAATGACTCAGGGAACCTTGCTCTCATTTCCTTGTCAATGGCATCAAAATATTCTTTGCTGCCATTTGCAATTCCAGAATCCAATACATCTTCGTGAAGTGTAACTGCATATGCGGTCATTCCACGTTGTTTACCCCACCACGGATTTTTATCTATCCATGCTTGAGTATCAGGATGAATCGACTCTTGTGAACTCGGTTGTTGCGGTTGTACTACAGTTCTTTGCGGTTGTAAAGGGGCAGGTTTAAAATTATTTACCTTATCTGCTCGGATTGCAGCAGAAGTTAATTTTGATTGAGCCTTAATTAGCCGGTCAGTATCCCCAGATTCATAAGCTTCCTTGTATTCTCGCTGGGCAGAATCAATCTCAGACTCTACAACTTTCTTGGCTTGCTCAAGCAAAGCCGTTTGGTTGGTAGCCAAAGATCCTTGTAGTCGTTTATTTTCTTCTACAACTGCTTCAGCTATACGCAAAGCTTCTTCGCGTTCACGTAATGCTGTTTCTTTTGCCCGGCGCTCTTCGTGGTATCCCTTATTAATATGGGATAACCGGTCTTTGAGTTTTTGGTCAGAGTATTTAGATAACTCCTCGTCCGTTACCGGAGCAGGAGCTTCTTTCATTGGAGTACGATGTCTGTCCGCTGTAGGAGTATCGTCAACAATTTCAATTTCTTCTTCAGTAGATACTACTTTTCCACCCTCTCGTGGATTTTTAGCTTCTACCTCATCTGGAAATTCAAACTCAGTTTTTTCAATTTCAGCCATAATTATTCCTTAGTTGGTGTTTTTAAAGCATTTAATTCTCTTTTTAATGCAGCACGTTCAGCCAACAAATCAGCAATCATTTTGAGATGTTCTTTATGACGGGCTTCCATAACTTTAATTAATTTACTAAAGTCATGACCCCAAAAACTCATTTTGTCAGTTAAAAGTTTAGCGTTGTACCAAATATAATCCGCAGTAATACCTTCAACTTCAACATTGTCTGTAATTGTATCCATGATGACTCCTTATGGACGTTGAATGCCGCGTGGGTCTTGCACAACTGCTTCAACAGACTCATCGTGGATTAAACGCCACTCTGTTCCGTGAATCTTCATGCGAGTACCAGTGTTTGGCCTAGTAAGAATGAAATCTCCTACCTTGCAGCTTGGGCCGCTAGGGAATCGTTTCTCATCTTTGTAAGCATCTGGCCCCATTTTTGCCACAAATAACACGGGGGATAAAAGCTCCTCGTGATGCATCATTTGTGTTGTTTTTACCAATCCAATTGCAGAATCATTGATTTCTTCTTCTGCTTTTGGAACCATACATAAAAGATAATATGTAGATGGATCTGGTACTTGTTTGGCCTTTTCTTCTGGGTCGGTATTTAATATCCCAGATAAATCAACCGCAGCAACATTAAAGTCATTCATGTATTTTCCTTACTATCACGCATGGGGTTTAAGCGTATTTCGGCGGGTAACCCCAGATAAACCCATCCAAACCTAATCATCCGATTGTTGTAAACGTTTCTCCATGTCTTTTACATAGTATAAACACTTAGTTAACCCTAATATCTGACCAGATAAATATTTATATTCTGCAAAATCAGAGGCTGCGCCAGCAGATATTACTTGGTTTAACTGTTGTATATCTTCATCTATATCTTTAATTAATGCGCTCATTGCATCCATTACATACCTCCGGGGGTTAGTTTTTGTTGCTGAAGTTGATCTTTATGCATCATTCCTTGCTGGTGCAACTGAGCCTGCTGTTGTTGGGCTTGTTGCTGTGCAGCTTGAGCTTGCGCTGCTTTTTGAGCATTAATTTGAAGTTGTTGCTGGTGCAATTGCTCAGCCTGCATGGCTTCTTGTTCAATTTGCATAGGGTTGATGCCGCTTTTATCTGCATCTAACGCCAGTCGGGCTTGGGCTAGAACAATATCTGCTTCAATTTTCTTAACGTCCGCGTCAGCTTTTTGCTTCTTAATCTGAAGTTCTTGCATCTGCATTTGGATAATTGGGTCTTGCATTTGCTGCTGGGCTTGCGCTTGAGCGGCTTGGGCTTTATTCATCTGCAATAACTGCTGCGATGCCTGCGCCACAACACGGGACAATTCAACTTCCAACTCTGGCGGCAGTTCAACATCCGGCTTAGGCATGGGTGCGCCAAGGCGTTCCTCAATCTTTGTCCTATATAGGAAGCCAAGATGTTCTGCAATGTGAGCTTGAATTGCTGACTGCATTTGCTGGGCCATCGGGCTTTGACCAATCTGCGCTGCAATCATTGGGTCTTGCATGAATGTTGAATGCACCGCAATATGGGCTTCGTGGTCTTGGTAGATAAATGCTTTAGTGGGCTTTCCTTTTAAGAAAGCCATGTTTTCACTAATAGGATCACGCGGCTTTTGATCGTCCTCAATAGGCACAATCTTGTCGGCATTCTTTACTCCTAGCACTTCAATCATCTGACGATGCAAATAGGGCAAGTCATAAATATTGGGAGCCTGAGCAGACAGTTGGGTAACTGCCTGATACTGCATGATCCGTTGCGCCATTGTGGTGCTGTTAGGATCACTGACTGGAATAATCTCTACTAAATCATAGTCTGCCTGCTTAGCTTTGCGATTGCCGCCTTCAGGCTTGTAGTTGTATTCTTCTGGAGTATGGTCACGAATTAATTCTTTAAGCAGTTTAAATTCCTGCTTCATAGAATAGTGAACACGCGCTTGAACGGCGCTCATTGTTTTTAGTTGTCGCTCCAACAATGCTAACGTAGTTCCAACAGGGGCATTAGCTCCCATGTCGCTAACTTGGATATCAGCTATAGATCCTAGACGACGACCTTCTTCTGTAATCTGATTAAGCAAAGACAGCAAAACTTGGCTTGGCTCTTTGTAGGGAAGCGGCATGATGTTGTCACGCAAGACTCCACTTGCAATATCTACATCACGGAATTCTCCCGGCGCAATTGGTGTATCGTCACCCTTAACCCGCAAACCACGAGTTTTCATACCACCGGGTAAATTGCTCAGCGTACCAGCATCAACCAATTGACGAATCAACGAAGTGCCTGCGCGGGCATAACCACCGATTAGGTGAATCAGTCCCAGACCATAAGCGCCAAAGCCGGGTACATATGTGTACTGTACAAAGTGTTGGCGCTTTTGTTTTGTCTTATCGTCTTCTTCCCAGTTGCGACGAATGGCAAGAATATCAGTAGTGCTACGGTCAATAGTAACTACGTAGGGACGGGCCACGCCATCTTTATCCTCATACCCCGGCATGTCGTAGTCAACATGAATTTCATAAATCTGGTAGCGGTCATCATCAGTTAATGAATAACCTTGGCCTTCAGCTTTTTTCTTTTCTACATCGGTGTGTGTATTGTCCGGTTCGCCCAGATCAATATCCCGATAAAAGCCTGCAACTTGCAAGTGGCGTATATCGTTTTTAGTCTTACGCATTAAGTGCGTAACACGTTCCGCTGTATTGGCGCTAGACGCGCCGTAGGGAATAATCAAATCTTCGGCAGGGATAAACATTGCCGTTTGACGATTCAACGCTGGGTCAAAGTAGACTTTCTTAAATGCTGCTCCGGCTAATCCAAGGTTGTATAACAGACGTTCATGTTCAGGCCGGTATTCGGTCATTACATCTGTTAGCTGGTAGTTCATATCCTCACGTACACGTTCTGCCGCTTCTACAGTTTCTTGGCTATCATCGCCAATAATTTGAGTCTTGACCGGGCCTTGTGCCGGGAAGCTCTCTGTAATTGTTTCCGATTGGAATCGGATGGCGGCTTCAGTCAGGATAGTAGAGAAAACACCACAAGCGCCATTCCACGGCTCTGTCCGTTCTTCGTAGTTCATGCCAAGGACTTCTAGTCCTTTTACATACATCTCAACCCATTCTTTGCGGGATTGAATATCAGCTTCTACTAAATCAATAAGCTCAGAGCCAAGTTTTTGCAACTCGCCCTCATCCATTGCTTCAGCTAAGTTTTCGTCAAAGTCACCTTCGGCATGGGAAAGAATTTCAATCTCCATATCCCCAGTATTAATTTTTACGCTATCAGGATTCTCTACTTCAATCTCAATAGCATCTTCATTTAAATCTCCAATGCCCATAGGTGCTTGGTATAGAGAAGGGGCCATGCTGTTGGTTGCCATATGTATTCCTTAATAGTAAGTGTTTTTGCGGCGGAAACTCTTTATCTCTTCTTTTTCATCTGAGTCCAGACGGATAAAGCCACCTTTTCTAAACCGAATTAATGCCTGTGTTGATGAGTCCACCAAGTCATCGTGATCCCCATTGGGGAAAGCTGCCATCTGCTCAATCACTTCTGTAGCCCACCTAGTTTCGGGAGCCCACACTTTACCACTACTGAATAAATCGGTAATGGAATTGATACGCACAAATTTATCATTGCCACGGGTAGGCGTGTATTCTGACACCATTATTCCCATTTGTCTAAGCTCAAATACCAGTGGAGCCCCCGCAGCTTTAGCCTCAATGATACAAGCATCAGGTTCCCACTCTTGGTACATAACCAAAGCTTTGGCCTTTAGTTCCGGGAATTCCATCCGTTTTTGGAATGCGTCTAGCAAAATAATGTGTATGTTATTAGGATCATCGTCCATCCTAAAAACACCCCAAGTCGTGCAGGCAGAATAGTCAGACCGCTCGTTTTTTGTAAACGCCGTATCCCAAGACTGAATAATAAAATCACAAGGCGGAGGTCTTTCCTGCTTCCAGATCTTCCACCACTCCCGTTTAACTAACGCACCCTCTTCGCCAGTAGGTGTCTGTTGGTATTGAGCGTACCATTTAGCCGGAGGTAGTTCATCCCTTAAAGACTCCAACTCCTTAGCCGACCAAAATTCAGGCCATAAGGGTTTACCCGAAGGCATGATAGCCGGGAATTCAATTACTTCCCACTCCTCCCCTTTGTCCCGGAGAAGCGCATCTTTGATAACTCTGCCGGTTAAATCTCTTTCCCCCCAGCGGGTCATCACAATAACAATTGCCCCACCCGGTTGTAAACGCTGACGCGGCCCAGAGGTGTACCACTCATACACTTTGTCAAAGACAGACGGATCCCCAGACGCTAAAGCCGCCTCCTGTTCTGAATGAGGGTCGTCAATGATAAGTAAGTCTGCGCCTTTACCAGTAACTGTACCCCCCACGCCAATAGCAAAGTATTCCCCGTTCTGATTAGTCGCCCACCTACCCGCCGCTTTACTGTCTTGTCTCAAACTTACATTAGGGAATACCTTGGCGTATGTTTCTGACCCAACTAAGTTCCTGACCTTACGTCCAAACCCCACAGCCAGATCCGCCGTGTTAGAAGATTGAATTACCTTCTTGTCAGGGTACTTTCCTAAGAACCAAGACGTAAGTAAATAGGAGGCAAACTCAGACTTAGTGTGCCGAGGCGGCATATTGATGATTAGCCTCTTCAAACTCCCATCGGCGATAGCCTCGAATTTTTTTGCCATAACAGCGTGGTGTCTCCCGTGGATAAATCCGGGCCACATCAGCTTTACGTACTCCATAAACGACTTCTGAGCTAACTCCCTGCCCAAAGCCGTCTTGTATTCCATCACATCCGCCATGAACTTCTCGTATTCAGCGGGCTCCAACTTGTCAATTAAGTCCTCTAACTTCATTGGATAGTCCTAAAGTTGATATACACCGGTCTGACAGTCCGGCCCTTACCCTTTAACTTCTTTACAACCCCCAATTCCACCAAATTATCCACAATCCGCTTCGTATTCCCCAACCCAGTCTTGTTCCTCTGGTACGCAATCTCCCTCAAAGACGGCGAGTACCCAAACTTCTTCCACCATTCATCAATAATTAAAAACACTTCACTCTGTCCGGGGCTCATATCCTTCTCCATACACTGTTCATACGTCAAATCCGCCAACCTTTGCTGCATCTTCTTGTTTATTTGCACTGTTCCCATGTTATTCCTTGCCAAAATTACTATTCTTGTGAAAACCAAGGCGACTTTGCTCTAAATTCCTGCATTTTCTGCGTTTCCACTACTAAAAAAGCCGTTATAAATCAAGTGTTTAGCTCTACTTCCTAGAATTTAGGTGTCATCTGGTAACGTTACCACTCGGAATAATTGTGAAAATGGCAAGGAACGTGTTTCCAATTTTTATATATACCCCGCCCTTTTGCATTTAGGAAGATAAGGGGGGGTCTTCTGGATTTTCTTGGTGGGCTTTGTGTGGAATGGATTTTTTTTCTGACGATTCGTGTGGAATAGTATGCAAGTTATGCAGGGACTCCTCGCTTGCATTTGGGGGGGTGGCGGGTGGGTGGG